GCAAATCTTTTTTCTTTACTCACCAACTGGAACCGCTGGCGCTAACGACTTCTTTAGAATCACTGGAGTCCAGCTTGAAGTTGGAAGCGAAGCAACTGCCTATAAAAGAAATGGTCCAAACGTTGCAGCGGAGTTAGCTGCTTGTCAACGCTATTTTTACGCAACTACTGGGGCACCGGCTATTGACTTCAACTATCAAACTGACCCTAATGGTTTTGGCGCTTCATCGTTTATCAATTTTCCGGTGCTTATGAGAGTGACCCCAACCGTGACGCAAACCTTTACTAACTACGACAACGCCGTCAATAGCGGAATTATCTCACCCTCACCCTTAGGTTGGGTCAGTAGAGGGTATAGAGGCAACGGAAGCTTTGGATACTTTAGATACGGAACTAGCTTTTCAGCATCGGCGGAACTATGACATTTATGAAAATGGCCCAACTATTTCCTAACGGAAAAACAATTTATGAAGAGTCAGTCGTAAGACTGTCGGACAAAGCAACAGTTCCTTTTGCTCAAGGAAATAAAGATTATGCTGAATACCTTGATTGGCTACACGCTGGAAATGAACCCATTGAATTTGACATTCAACTATTGCAGGAAGAAATCTAATGGCTGAAGAAAACCATACTGTCAGGATCACCCAGGCCGACATTTACAAGAAGCAACTTGAGCACGGTGAGATCTTAGTAAAGGTTCTTCAAAAACTAGATCACCTTGACGACGTTCCGGATCGCATACGTGAAGTTGAACTGACTCTTGCCAGACTGGCGTGGATCGAACGTGTGGCTTACACAGGACTTGCGGCAGCGGTTGTTTCGCTCGTTGGTCTTCTAATAAACATGATAGGAAAGTAAATGAGCTGGTATCCAAACACTAAGAGCATACAAGATAACGGATTTGGCGGCAGTCGAAACGGATCACCAATAAACGGTGTTGTAATCCACCACGTAGCGGGAACCAACGGACTTTCATACGTTGCAAATAAAAACTCACGCAACTCTCACCCGACTTACCACATCGCGAACGATGGATCTGTGACAGGCATTGTAAATCCAGATCGTAGACCTTATTCGACGGGTGGACAACCTGATCCAAGCGCTGTGACTTTTGAAGTAGACAATTCTTCTACAGGCGGAGATTGGCCAGTATCGAGTGCCGCGGTCGAAGCACTTATTGACGTAATTGTTTATCATGCTAGCAACTCTCCTAGAGCAGGAAAAGGATTTGCTAAAAACATAAAAAACGAAACTCAATCTGAGTTCTTTATTGCTTGGCACTCACAATACGTCGCTACAGCTTGTCCGGGTCCGTTCCTGACTTCGCGACTGGATTACATAGTTGCTGAGTGCAACAAGAGATCAAAACCCGCGCCAACAAAACCTGCACCGTCAAAACCAAGTGCAAAGCCAATTTCTAAACCTAGTTCAATTGAGACTATTGCTCGTGAAGTTATTGCTGGCAAATGGGGCAACGGTCCGACAAGAGTCCAGAACTTGACTAGTGCAGGTCATGATGCAAAATCAGTTCAAGCGATGGTCAACCAAATACTAAATGGTAATGCACCGTCGGCGCCTGCAAAACCTGCACCATCGAAAACAGGATCTAAACCGCCTTTGTCAGGTTGGCTTAGAGTCGGATCGACTGGATCAAGCGTCAAATACGTTCAAGCCGCTTTAGGAATTACTCAAGACGGTATTTTCGGCAAGATAACTGAAAGACGCGTAAGAGAGTTTCAGCGCGCTCAAGGACTTGTGGTCGACGGTATTGTTGGTCCAATAACTTACGGCAGATTGTAAAAATACACTGTTGAATAAAAACAAGAAAGAAGGAAACTAATGGCTCAAACCTCTTGGCCTTTTGAAAACCAAAATACAACTGAGGTTCAATACTCGACCTTGTTTGACAGATTACAAAACAGCGGTGTAGCGGGCGATCCATCTGCCTCGGATCTTCAACCGTTCGGAGATAGCTCTGGCATGGTTGTAAAAGTTCCTGCTGGCTTTGCAATTGTTCGTGGACACGCTTACTTGTCAACTGCAACTGAAAACCTTACAGTAACAACTTCTGCCGCAAACCCTAGAATTGACATTGTTGCCTTAGAGTTGAACCCAACAGCAAACACCATTATTTTGAAAATGGTAGATGGAACTCCGGCAACTTCTCCTGTTCCACCAACACTTACCCAGACGACTGATGCAATTTATCAAATGGCCTTGGCGCAAGTTTTGGTTCCTGGAAGCGCAACAACAATTTCAGCTGGAAACGTAACTAGCGTTAGACAATTTTTAGGAACTCAGTGGGGTCGTTGGACAAGCGCAACACGTCCTGTTAGCCCAAGAGTCGGACTAGCTGGTTTGAACACAACTACAGGACAACCTGAATTTTGGACCGGAACTGCATGGGCTTCGTTTCTTGCAGACGGATCAGTAACAACCGCAAAACTTGCAGACGGATCAGTAACCACTGCAAAACTAAACTCAGCAGCTTCTATAAACTTTATTTCTGGCAAGCGCATAATTGTGCAGACAACAATGCCAAGCGCTCCTGTCGGCGGTTTCAATGTTGGCGACATTTGGATCTCTTACTAAAGAAAGCAGCTGACTAATGGCAAGCGCAAGTTATACATTCACGCATCTCAACGGATTTCAAACGCGGGTCGATCTTCAAGACGCGGCACCGGGAACTGTAAATTGGCAAGCTTATTTTATTCGGACTAACACGGCTTGGACAAGCTACAACCTAAACGTAGCGGGAAACTCAAACGCGCCTAGGATGAACATTGCTTTGGGCGGTATTACCCTTGGCGGCGGACTTGTTTATTACACTTATGACTTTCGCGGGTCCGCAATGCAATACACGATTGGATCAGGTTCAATTGGAGTTCCAACAGGTTCAACTTTATCTTTGAGCGGAACAAATGATCCTAAAGGATCGATGGGAATAGCTACAGCAAGCGGAAGCTTTTACACGATGCTTCCGTATCCGGTATTTACGGACGCAAGTATAAATCCAATTGCGATTCGCGGTCAGTCTTATTCGGACGGCGTGTTGGCAAGCAACGCACAAAGTTACTCAATTGTTTCAAGTTCATTGCCGACTGGTTTGAATTTCGACACTTCAACAGGAGCAATTACAGGAACGGCTACAACTACGTTTCAGTCTCGTTCTCCAGTATTTAGAGCTACAAACACAAGTGGATCAGTTGACACTGCCGCTCTTCCAATAACTGTAAATCCACCTGCACCAGTGTTTTCGGACTCTACTGTAAATCCAAACGCAAGCGTCGGATCTCCGTATTCAGACCAGGTTGTTGCAAGCGATGTTGTTAGTTATTCTGTTTTTTCTGGAGCACTTCCTGCGGGACTAAACCTAAACACATCGACAGGTGTTATCTCCGGAACTCCGACCACACCAGCTACTTACACTTTTGTGATCCGAGCGACAAACGTGACCGGAACCGCAAATACTCCTTCGCGCACTATTACGGTGATCAGTGCTGTCCGAGTTTGGACGGGTCCTGATAGCGATGATTTTGTTCCTGGACTCGTAAACGTATGGACAGGTCCTGACAACGACGATTTCGCGACAGGAATAGTTCAGGTCTGGGACGGGTCCACATTTGTACCAGCTAAATAAAAAAAAGAAAGAAGAAAAACATGTTTGAATTCACACCTGCACATCGCAAGTTTATCTATGGCTTAGTCGCCTTAGCAGTTCCAATGTTAGTTGCTTACGGAACCATTACAGACGTTATGGCTGCTCAAATCCTAAACGCCGTTGCTGCTCTTTTGAGCATTGGTGGATCAGCCTTGGCCTTCAAGAACGTGCCTGATCAAGACTAAAGCTTCGCCTGTAATTACCCTCCTTGGACTTCGGTTCAAGGGGGGTATTTTTTTTTTAGAAACACCTTGTTTGGTTGCGTGTACTTTTACCGGTTTCTTGCTATCTTTGATAAGAAGAAAGGAAACTTATGACACTGAATACTTTATTCGACATCGATCAGTCTGTAACTTTTGCTATTCTCGGTCGACCTTGCAAAGTAATCAAAGTAGTTGAAGCACTAGCTGAACCCTACAGGTCCGCAGCCGAACAACTTGCAAATACAACTTTTGCAAACGGTGGTCTTTCAGAAGATCAAGCCGCTGCAAAGTTTCTTGAAGCAGGAATAAAGATAGGTCGTACTTCAATTGGACGACACCGGAACGGATGGTGTACTTGCCGTCCAAACGAAAGGAATACGAATGACAGAAAACCCGCTTGATCGCTTGCTCAAAATTGGAACTGAAGGTGGAGCAGCGAACAGAGTCAGAAAAGAAAAGATACATCCTAAAGGTTGGGAACCATTAGTTCTCACCGAACGCGGCGGATACATTACAACGCCACCTCAAGCAGAACCGCCAAAAGACTGGAACGACTTTCTTTTACAGTTGCTTCCAGAAGGTATGGATCCAACTGATTACGAGGTTGACGGCTCGAGCGTAGAAATGAGGGCTTGGGACGGAAACATTGGAGAAGGAAACGTCAAACGCTTCTATTACTTCAAAGCTAAGCTTAGACGAAAGACTGAGCATAAAGACGTCGTAAACATTGCCGACATTTTTGACGCAGCAAGAAAAATCAAAGTTGTAAAGCCCAAAAAAGTTTCCTCGGTTGAACGAGCTTATTGGTTTCACCCAACTGACCTACAGGCTGGTCAAGGCGACGGTGACGGTATTCAAGGAATGGTTTCCAGGGCACTTGAAATTTCGCGCATTGTAAAAGAAGACATTGAAGCCCTTGAAAAGTCTGGAAAACCAGCAACCCAAATTTTTGTTCCAGTTACTGGAGACTTGGTTGAAGGTATTCTTGGCTGGTATGAAATGCAAACGTTTTCAGTTAGCCTTGATCGAAGGGATCAGGTAAAGCTAGCCAGAAGATTGCTTTCTGAAATTCTGCTTGACGTTGCGCAGCTTGGTTTGCCGGTTCACGTTGCCGTTGTACCTGGTAACCACGGTGAAAACAGAAACAACGGAAAAGCTTTTACAACATTGAGTGACAACGATGACATTGCTTTAGTTGAACAAATTGCTGAGGCTTTTGAACTGGCAAAGATAAAGTCCGTAACCTTTAGCTTTCCAGATCGCGAGCGACTAAGCTTGACGGTTGAGGTTCTTGGTTGGGTTGTTGGACTAACACACGGTCACATTGCTCGAGCCGGTGCCGGAACAGAAGGCAAGCTTCTAAACTGGTTCAAATCTATGGCGGCAACAAGAGATCCGATTGGCGATTCAGACATCTTGTTTACTGGTCATTACCATCACCCAAGGTTTCAATCGCTGATTGGGGACACGTACTGGATACAAGGTGGAGCTTTGTGTGACGCCTCGGCCTGGTTTAGTCAGTCAGCAGGTCTTGTAAATGATCCTTGTATTATGCGAGGAACAATTACCCGCGGACAAAAGGTTGAAACTGTAATGCCGTACTTCTGGCCTCGTAGCCGTCCAAGCGCTTTAGTGGTTGGTGCGGTTTGAGTTCGATAACTCCCGAGGAAATGAAAGTTGCTGAAAGAGTCGGAAAACGAGCGGCCTCGCGTTGGAAAAATGTTCAGGCTGAAGACGTTATTTCAGAATTGTATTTATGGCTTGCACTAAACCGTGAACCAATCGATCGTTGGAAAAACGAAGAAGGCGGGGATGGGAAGTTGTTTGTTACCCTCCGAAGAGAAGCCGCCAAGTATTGCGCTAAGGAAGAAGCAACAATTATTGGTCGACCACTGAGGCAAGATAACTTTTACACAGTGTCATTACTGAAAAGAGCGTTGCCGTTTGTTTTTGAGTCTGTTCCAGAAACGATTGCAAAAGTCAATCCTGTAACCGGCGAAAGTTATTCAACAGGTTCACCAGAAGACTTTGGAAATGCTCAAGCAATTATGGCTGACATTCGTGGCGCTCTTTACGGAATCAATCGTGAAATGAGAACAATTATTGAGCTGCGATACCGCGACGGTCTTACGCTCGAAGAAATTGGCGAGCTAAACAACGTTACAAAAGTTGCAGCGATGAATCGCGTTGACAGGGCGGTTCAAAGACTAAGCGACGCCCTCAGTGGTGAGCGGATCTAAACCGAGGTTCTTTCTTGCAGTTCGACGCTCAACCGCAGACATGCCTCCCCAGACCCCTGAGCTTTCGTGCTTGATCGCGTATTCAGCGCACTTGCTCATTACGGGACATTCACGACACATTCTTTTTGCGACCCAGGACATTCCGGCGTTTTGCTTATGATCAAAGAATACTTCACCAAGATCTGTACAAGGAACCTGGATCGAGCTGGCTGCTATGGCGTCCATAAGCTTGCACCAGTCTTTCATTTGATTAGAATTTCCAAACTGCATTTCTCCTCTTTTCTATCAATTTTGACCTAAATACTTAGGATTGTCCTAGGTAGGTAGTAAGGTAATAATACAACAAAAAAGAAAGCCACCAGTAACGAATCACCGGTGGCTTATCACCTAAACAGAGGAGTTGAATTAGATGACAATAGAAATAATAGCACAACCAGGATCAAACATCGGTCAAGCAATTTACATGGGTAACTTTGAAGCCGGAACTCAAGAGTGGCACGATTTGAGAAGCTTGGGTATTGGAGGCAGCGAGGTTGGAACCATTTGCGGATTGAATCCGTGGGAATCACCTTTTAGCCTTTGGGCAAAAAAGCTAAACAAAATTGAAAAAGAAAACGTAAGCAGCGAAGCCATGGAGTGGGGCAGACGCCTTGAGTCCGTAATTATGGAGAAATTTATTGAAGAGCATCAAGAGCTTGAAGTTGTTTCCTCGCCCGGAACTTATCATCACAAAGATCGGCCGTGGCAAATTGCCAACCCAGACGGCATTGCGGTAAACAAACAAACAGGTGAAAACATAATCGTCGAAATCAAAACTGCTAGATACGAAGACGACTGGGCAAACGGTGTTCCTGAATACTACCGGACACAGGTTCTTTGGTACTTGCAAACATTTGGTTTCTCACAGGCTTATGTTGTTGCCTTGTTCAGCGGATCAAAGTATCGCGAATACGAGGTTTCAGCCGATAACTTTGAACAGGAAGCAAACCTTGAAAAAGTTCAAAACTTCAGAACGTATCTTGAAGAAGAAAAGCAGCCAGACTTTGACGGTGCAACTTCTACTTATGAAACTGTTAGAAAGCTTCACCCAGACATCGAAGACAGCGAAGTCGAGCTTGGTGACCTTGGTGTTTATTACTTCGAGGCTTTAGAAGCAGCTTCTGTAACTGATAAGAAGCTTATTGAAATGAAGTCGCGAGTACTCGACGCCATGAGCAAGTCAAAGCGCGGTCTTGTCGATGGCGCTTGGATGCTAACTCGTCAAGCCCGTTCTGGCGGCACACCTTACTTAGTAAACAAAAAACAATAAAAGAAAGAAAGAGGAAAAACAATGTTCAATTTGAACGATTACGAAACAGTTGAAGAGCGTCTGAAAAGAGCTCACGCAATGCACGACGATCTTAGGGTCGTTACTTACAACCACACCAATGCGGAAGATCGAGCTAATAAAACCTGGGTTGTTGAAGCCAGGATTTATCTAAACTCGGGCGACCAGTCAATGGATCTTGTCAAGGCAACTGGTTGGGCTTTTGAGGTTGACGGAGTTGGCATGGCGAACAAAACAAGCGCTTTGGAAAACTGTGAGACCAGTGCGATTGGAAGAGCCCTCGCGAACATGAATCTAAGCGGCAATAAACGAGCAAGCCGCGAAGAAATGGCAAAAGTTGAAAGAGCCGCAAAACCGCAGCGAGACTGGCAAGCTGAAATAACAGCGCTATCAAGTGTTGAAGCAGCGAAACAATTGTGGGACCAAGCAAGAACACAGAAGGCTCCGCAAGACGTCCAGGACGCAATCAAGGCTAAGGGTCAAACGTTCACCGATGCAAAACCTTCTGAGTAAACGTCAAATACTCATAGAGGCTTTGAACGAGGTTGTTGAGCTCCTGCTGATTATGAAATTGGCAGGGCTTGACACCAAATTGATACAAAAAGACGCTAACAGAATTGCAAAAAGATTAGCAACCGTAAACGAAAGGTTAGAACATGAATTTGATCAAGACTCCTGACAACATTATCAATGAACTCATTTCAATCCGAGATCAGGCGGCTAAGGGTGTTGACATTCAATTTGAGGCTGAGACAACTTTAGCCAATGCCCAGTTGGCTTTGGATCGAGCTGAGTCGCTCGCCCTTCTTGAATCGCAGGGAACCGTGGTTGATCGTCAGGCAACCGCAAAACTAAAAACCGAGGAAGAACGATTAGCTGTTGATCTTGCAAAGGCCCAGTTGAACAGGGTCAAGACAAAGCTGCGAATGTTGTCCGAATCACAAATGAGCGTACAAACCCAGGCACGAATGGTTGAGCTCACCTATCGATCGGCCGGTCTTGGAGAGCGTTAGAGAAACCTGTTCTTGTGGTGCCCAGTTCAAAATCAAAACAGACAAGGCCATGCGATCAGTCCGGGAATGGCGAAAGCAGCACAATTGCCTGGATAAGCCTACGGAGCCACCAGAGGCCCGTGAAGTCGTTATGACCGCCCAGGTTGAGAATGCTATTGGTTTCAGGGTTGAGGGCCTCACGGTCGCCACACGGGATTATGAACCAGACTGGGAAGAAGATTGAAGCCCAAAGAGTTTCAGAAGCTTATTGATCGTGATGAATCCTGTCTTCACTGCGGCGAAACTGAACGTATCAGCCCCAACCATCGAATCAATCGTGGAATGGGAGGCAGCAAGATCCTCAACCGACCAAGTAACCTCGTTCTTCTTTGTTCCGAGGTCAATGGCCTGATTGAATCAAACTGGCTTTACCGGGAGCTTGCCTTGCAATACGGTTGGAAGCTCGAGCGCTGGCAGGTCCCCGAAGAGTCCCCAGTATTCAATTCAAAGACCTGGAAATGGGAGCTTTTGGACAATTACTACAAAAAGGTAACAATTGAAGAAACAGGTCAAAATGTACCAAAATAGGCCTGAATAGCGCTATAGTTGAACTATCAGCTAAACGGCTGATCAAAGAAACAGAGGAGAAACAAATGACACAGATCCAGGACATCATGGAAATCATGAATGTTTCAAAAGAAGAAGCAATTGAAATTGAAGAAGTTGTTGCAAAAGAACATCTACTTGACTGGTCCGAAGCTAGCCTAAGACAATACAGAAACGCTTTCAAAATTGCTCAGGTTTTTATTGCTAACGGAAAAAGCTGGGAGTAATCATGAACTTTGCAGAAAGACAAGAAGCCTCGGTTGCAAAAGCCCTTGGTTCATTAGCTTATGAATCAATTTTTATTATGCCTACAAGCAGCGAACACTGGACAAGAATTTCCGTCCAGGACGCTGATCTTACTTTAGAAGAAGTTAGCAAACTTCTTGGTAAAAAATTCACTGTTAGAAATGATTACGTTGACCCACGAACTTTCTGGGCGTGCGACAATAAAATTGCAAAGGAGATGACTCGATGAAAGCTCGAATTGTTTTTGAAAACGCAAAATTCACCGTATACGATGACTCAATGGGTGTAAGTGTTTCACCAATCGATGATTTGACCTCGCCGGAGTTATCTTTAGCTTTGGGCAAATTGTTTGATGAGCTGCAAGAAGCTGGTTACAGTTTTCTTGAATCAGTCGAAGAACTTGAAGGCGAGGTGCTTTCCTAATGGCCGCGTTTGCAAGAGCAACTGACCCAATAACTTCCCACTGGGCTGCTGAATCAATTACAAATTCAACTCAAGTTCAAAAAGTTATTTTACAATTACTTGTAAACCCAATGACTGATTTTGAGCTAGTTCTTGCTTTTGATAATCTTTGGCGAAACAGTGATCTTCCTGTTGGGCTTAGGGCTTCAGAAAGCGGAATTCGAACTAGGCGTGCAGAACTTGTTCGTGCCGGATTAGTTGAAGACTCCGGAAATAAGGTTACACTTGGTTCAGGTCGTAAAGCAATTATTTGGTCTTTGGTGCCTGATAAAAACGAAGGAAGGTTGTTCTAATGCCAATTATTATTCTTGAGGGAATTGACGGTTCCGGCAAGTCAACCCTTGCCGAGGAAATAGCTTTAGCTTCGCCGCTCAAAACAAAGCTGTTGCACCGTGGGCCAATACAACACCCAGTCAGGGTTGAATACGTTGATCCACTCTTTCACGTCAACCGTGATGAACTTTTGATTGCGGATCGTTGGCACGTTGGTGAAGTTATTTATGGACCAATTTACCGAGGTGTTTCGCAGGTCGAACCTTTCCTCGGATCAATTGAAGACATACTTGATAACTTCAACGCCGTAAAAATTGTTATGAGTCCGCCGCTTGATGTTGTAAAGCAAAGACTTGCCGAGCGCGGCGAAGATTATTTGCAGCCTGAACACGTTGAACAGGTTTATCAAGCTTATCAAGATTATGCAAAACAATGGGGCTGGACTTTGATTGAAGATTTGAACGCTTCCAGCCGTGTTCCTTACTTACTAAATGCAGCGATAGGAGATAGGTCAATTGCTTAGGATCGAAGACATAAGAGACGAACTTTCTTGGAAGTTTGAGCACAAAAAGTTTACTGGAAATACGGTTGAAATTATTGGTGAGTCTTTCCTCGCTGATCATGGAAGTATTTTCGGTTTAGAAAATGACGATTATTTGAAGCGCGAACTTGATTGGTACTTATCAGGCAGCTTGAACGTAAACGACATTCCTGGTGAGACTCCATTTATTTGGAAACAAGTTGCCAGCCACAACGGCGAAATAAACAGCAACTACGGACATTTACTGTTCGGCGAGGCAAACGGTTTTCAATACGACAACGTTTTCAAACACCTAATTGCCGATCCAGAAACAAGACGAGCAACTGCAGTTTATACAAGGCCAACAATTCATGCGGACTGGAACCGCGACGGTATGACGGACTTTATTTGTACGAACGCGGTGCAATACCTTATTCGTGATAATCGTCTTCAGGTTATTGTTCAAATGAGATCAAATGATGCCGTGTTTGGTTATAGAAACGATTATGCTTGGCACAAGTATGTTCAAGATCTTTTGGTCAAGGAGCTAAATGAACAAGGACTTCAAGTTTCAAGCGGTCACATTATTTGGAACGCTGCGAGCTTACACCTTTACGAAAGACACTTTTGGATAATTGAAAACTACATTGAAACTGGTTACCCTTTCCCAAAGCTAACAAAATGAGAAGCTCTTGGAACGATACCTGGTTACAGGTTGCGCAAGCCATGGCTGGAAGAAGCAATTGTTCTAACCGCCAGGTTGGCGCAGTAATTGTTGATCCAAGTAATCGGCCAGTTTCGGTTGGTTACAACGGACCACCAAGCGGCTATCAATACGATGATTCTTGTTCAACGTATTGTCCGAGGTCAAACAGTCAAGATCGAACTTCAAGTTATTCAAACTGCGTAAGTGTTCACGCCGAAGCAAATGCTCTTATTTTTGCTGATCGAAGAAGCTATCAGGGTGGAACTATTTACATTACTAATCCGTGCTGCTGGGATTGCTCAAAGCTGGTTGCAAATTCAGGTTTGAAGAAAGTTGTTTTTATTGTTTCCAAAGTTGATGAACACGCTAACATAGATACACCAGTCAAGTTTCTGGAGTCATGCGGACTTCAGGTTGAAATAGAAATGAGGAGAAACAATTGAAGAATACATTTCAAGATGCTTTGAAGGCTCAACACAGTTTACAGGTCAAAAGCTTTGGTTCAGATCCAAGCAAGCTAACTGAAGAAGAAAAAATTGAATGGATACGCTGGAACATGTTAGCCTTGATGGACGAGCTGCATGAAGGATTGGCGGAGACGGGTTGGAAACCTTGGGCTAAGTCTAAGCATGTAAACAGAGACGCCTTTGTAAGCGAACTTGTTGACGCCTTTCATTTTCTTATGAACTTGATGTTGGTTGTTGACTGTTCGGCCGACGAATTTTTAGACAAGTACTTTGTCAAGCGTGGGTTGAACGAGGCAAGACAGGCTAACGGATACGACGGTATTGCAGGTAAGTGCTTCACCTGTAAGAGAGCCCTTGACGATACCGCGGTAACTTGCACTGAATTTGCTTGCTGCGAGGATTCTGAATGAGTATTGAAGCGGTTGCCTTAGCACTTCACCATAGCAAAGCGTCCGGAACAACCAAGTTGGTATTGATCGGAATTGCAAATCACCTCGGTGACGGAGGCGCTTGGCCTTCTGTAGAAACACTAAGTCGTTACGCTAACACGTCAACTAGGCAGGTCCAGAGGTCCATACAGGAGCTTTTAGGTCTTGGCGAAGTTGAAGTATACCTGCAAGGCGGAAACGGTCGTATGGCTGGCTACAGGACTAACAGGTACGAAATTCGACTTGTTTGTCCCGCTGCGTGCGACGGATCAGTCAATCACAAAGTTGCAAGAGGGGCGACATCGGCGTCACTCAAGGGGCGACTTGTGCGTCACCCTAGGGGCGACGTAGACGTCACCTTAGGGGCGACACCAGCGTCACGCAAACCATACAATAAACCATCAGGTAAACCATCAAATAAACCACTTGATCAAAACAAGTTTGATCATGCGGATTTTGAAGACTTTTGGAACAGGTATCCGAGGAGAGTTGGCAAAGCCGCTGCGTCAAAAACTTTTTCAAAAATTATAGATTCTGGGATTGACTCAAAGACTATAGTTGAAGCTGCGGAAAGGCTTGCGTCAGATCCGAACCTGCCAGTGACCCAGTTCATACCCTACCCAACAACCTGGTTGAACCGACAGGGTTGGGAAGACGAACCGTATCCAGTCAGGGAGCTGTCCGCCGACGAAAAAGCTGAGAAGCTAAGGTTGTCAAGATCAAAGCAAATGGATTCGGACAAAGCAACCACTAAAAAGATTATTGAAGAAACTAGGCTTGCCGAAGAACTAGCAAAAGCAAATCCGGCGAAAAAATGTGAGCATGACCGAATTGCAGTAATTTGCAAGGCTTGCTTACGCAGCAAAAAGAGCAACTTGCAGTAATGTTGCTACTAGTGCCCACGGCTAGCAGTGGGACCCAAACAAAGAAAGAAGAAACACATGGCACTAAACATCGAGTTCGAAGGCTACGTCAACGAGGTCAAAACTTTTGACTGGGGTCGAGTTGCGAAGTTGAGTCACGCACAAAGAGCAAAGAACCAAACCACTGGCGAGTGGGAAACTGTTGGAAAAGATTACATTGACGTCACTTTGCCAGACGACGCAATTTCACCAACTGAAAACACAATTGTAAACGTTCGCGGATCGTTGAAGGTTTCAACGTATCAGAAACTGGACGGTACAACTGGCGTTGGCATGAAAGTCCGTGCAAAAGAAATTTCACCGGTTGTTCGTGGATCACGACCAGCAACACAGGTTTCAGACACCTGGTGATAGCAGTTATTTTGGCGTGGGGGCAGGCGGCATTGCTGTTTGCCCTCATTGCCGAAGCTGAGTCAAGTCTTTTGATTTCAATCGGTTACGTGGTTGCGTGTTATTTAGTTATTGCTGGCGCAATCACCGGATACTTGACGAGTCGATACCATGGCTAGAAAAGAACTTTATTTCACCGCGTACGGTATTCCTGCGCCGCAAGGATCAAAGAATGTTTACAACGGTCGAGTAGTTGAGGCGTCAAAAAACTTGAAGCCTTGGAGAAAGACGGTTGCAGAAGCCGTGTTTCAAGCGTGGCATCAAACAGCTGATGAAAGTATTTTTACCGATCCAGTTGTTATCAAAGCGACATTCCTGCTGCCCAAGCCCAAAACTGTAAAACGTATTTTGCCAACAGTCCCGCCTGACCTCGATAAACTTTGTCGAGCTTTAGGAGACGCGCTTTCAATTGATTCACCCTGTCTTGAAAACGATTCGCTAATTGTTGGCTGGAGATCAAGCAAGGTTTATGTAACAGACCTGTCTGATGCTGGAGTCAGGGTTTCAATAAAGTCGGTCAACCTGGACGGTTTTGACGGATCGCAAACTTCCCTGGAAGAATTGATTGAAAAGGCCTTTGAAAACAAGCCTTTTAGCCAATTGCAACAGTTTGGCAACATTACATAATTTTGGCTAAAATGACCCATTTAGGCACAAAACAGGGCATAATAAATACATAAGCCAAACGGCTTTGTAAATAGAAACAGAGGAGATCCAAATGAACACCCTAGAAACTCGCTTCGAAGAAGCTATGAAAGAAATTCGCAAGAACGGTGTAAAGGCAAGACGCAACGTACCAGGTTGCTGCAGCGGTTGCATTGATCTTGGTGTTGCAGAAGATGCCGCAATTATTTGGCACTTTGGTGGTCAGGGAAATCACTTCAAAATTGATTGTGATGACTCTTATCTTTACTACGATCGCAACCAAAAATCCGTTGAACAGGTTTACTTCAACCACAACGGATTGATTGATGAAAACGGAATTACTAAAGCCGGCATTTCTGTTCTGAACATTTTTGGCAAGCATGGAATTGTGGTTGAATGGCCAGAGTCAAGTGCTCACTGTTTGATCATTGACTTCAAGAAGTCTGTAGCGGAATTGGTGGTTGCATAATGATTGAATTTATTGACGGCAACTACAAACTGACTTTGAACGATTCAGAGCTGCTTTTTACAGAAGCAGAAATGAAACAAATTGCAATGAGCGTTATTGATTTTCTTGACGTTGACACCGACAAGGCACTTGACGATGAGTGGATCAACTGGCTTTCTGATTACGAGGAAGATAACTAATGGCTACATACAAAGTTGAATTGAACGGTCACACAATAACAGTTGTTGTTGACAAGGGAATGTTTGACGAAGGCTTAGTTGTTGAGTCGACAGTTGGAGATCTTAGTTTTGAGACTCTTGAAATTGGACCCGCAGCGGTTGAAGCTTTACGAGCTTACTTTGTTGAGGGGAGAGATCGTGGCTAGGCACAGAAGACAGGCAACCAGTTTGCACAGAAGACTATTCGAAATTCGTCTTACACTTGAAAACCGTTGGCACGCGTTTTGGAAACCAGCTTTGAAAAGGAGGTTCATCAAATGAAGTTTGTACTTGCTACAGGCCTTTCGTGGGTTTTTGTTGAAGGTATCGTTGCCATTGCGAACAGAAACACGCCGCTGGCATCAGCGACTGTTCTTGTTTTAGTGGTCCTTGGCGCGGGTTACTTTGCTGAAAAGTTTCAAAAATAAAACTAATAAAGGAGAAAGCAGTGATTGACTGGAAAGAGCCACCGGTTCAAAAAAACCGTAATTGGCAAACTATTGCGAGCGAGATCAAGTCTCGTCCTGGTAGTTGGGCCTTTATCGGTGAAATGGGCGTGAGTGCGGCTTACAGGTACGCAAAAGCTTATGACTTTGAAATCCGAGTTGCAAACCGTAATGGCTCACGGGCCGAAATTTACATGAAAACAAACTAAGAAAAGAGGAAATAATGGCAACGTATAAACCACCAAAGTTGGTCCAGGACGCAGCGGCAAGAGCCGTTGAATGGATTGCTGAAGGAAAAGCAGGATCAGGATTTACCGCCGTTGGACGAACAAGAGCTTCACAACTAGCAAACGGTAATCCTGTAAGCGATGATACGATCAACAGAATGAGATCTTATTTTGCTCGTCACGCCGTCGACAAGAAGGCAAAAGGTTTCAGCCGAGGAGAAGCCGGTTATCCGTCTCCTGGTCGCGTTGCTTGGGACGCCTGGGGTGGAGACCCTGGCGAAATTTGGGTAAACAGTAGTCAGTTTAGAAAGGACTAAAAGAATGGCGCAGAGGAGTGACCCAGTTGAAATTTGGTGGCTTGATTTAGAACGCGAAAGATACGATACTAGCTGGCGCAAGCAAACACCAATTGCTGCGCAAGCCGTTGACGGTATTCTTACAACAGAACACGTCAACAATGCGTTTCACCTCGGAAGATACGAAGAAGGCGCAAGAGATCGCAGCGCAATACTTGCTTACAATAAAGCTAAGGGAGCAAAGAAATGAATAATCAAGTTTTACCAATCAAAGAGTTTGCGACCCTTAGGCACAAGATTTGGCTGCGGAAAACTTACGGTTATAGTCTTGATCTTGAAGAAAGCGCCGTATTGGATCAGCATCACTACACAAACATTTGGCGCGAACTTGATCGAAACAGCATTTACCTGTTCAATGAAATTCAAGGTTGGGCAGTTGCCGATCATTTTGAATACACGTTTGCTCAAACAGTTGCTGACACAATTCGATTCAGACTATTCAACAAAATTGAAACGTCTCAGGCAATGCTTCAAGAGTTTGATACTCTAGAAAATGCGTTTGCAAACCCAATTCGGTTATACGGGTTTTTGAGCAATAGAAAGGCAAACTTTACTGGGGCTTATGTTCG